TCTACGAGTTTCTAGTCATAGGCTACTAGAGTCCAAAAACAGCCCTTTTTTTTTCTTAAAGTTTATATAAGGGAATATATCATAGAAAGTATGGTTGAACTAAATCATAATGTAGTATCATTCAACAGTGACACTCTTATAAAAGGAGATCACGGTGTCATAGTGGCAGTTTTTGTCACAAAGAAAGGAACTGGTTCAAATAAAGTCCAGTTTAGAAATGGAACAACTGACAGTGCTACACCTATAGAATGTACCATATTTACAGCAATAGAGGGCAATTATCAGAACATTCACAGAAGGTTTGAGAACGGAATATTCGCAGATTGTGATGGTAGTGCCGAAGTAACCGTAGTATTTAAGTAAATTTAAATACTGTAAAGGTTTATAAACAACATGGTAACGACATACTGTACAGCAGGAGATGTATCTGATTTCCTTAGAGTACCCATAACAGCAACAACCACACCTAATACAGCACAGGTTGAAAAGATAATCAAAAGAAAGGAAGATGAGCTTGATCGAAGAATGGGACACGCATGGCGTTCAAAGAAAAGAACAAGAGAACTTCACGATTTACCGTTATTATATACTTTTGGATGGGGTACTCCAATATTCTTACAACATAGAAACCTATATGATTTTGATGCTGCACAGGGCGATAAGATAGAAATATGGTCTGGTGCTGCTTCAAATTGGGATGATATATTGGGAAATAATACTTGGTATGATGCTAACTACGAAAGAGGTACAGTACACCTTAGAGGATTTATATTTTCAATTTTAAGAAAGAATAGGGTTAGAGTAACTTATAGATATGGTGGCGAGGAATTTGGTGGTGATACTGTGATTCCCGGCGATATTGCTGATTGCGTTATTAAAATGACAGCTATAGAGCTTGTCAATACAAGTTTAAGAATGGACAGATTACCAATGGGAGGAACTGGAATTGATCTACAGGCTGTCAAAACAAGATGGATAGAAGACATTGAAAAATGTATAGACAATCGTAGAGAAGTTTTCATTATACCATAATGGTCGAAATACTTGCACACGTTTCCAACGATGGAAGAAGGTTATTCGTTGGTTCAAATCAAGCGAGAGTAGATGGTCTAGCAGGATCAGTTACGAGGAAACTATTAAGAGCTGGGAAAGGAACAGGACTTGGACACGTTAAAACAGTTAGTGGTTTAATTAGAGTGCTTGAAAGAAAGATGCAGTATATAGGATTCCAACAAACACAATATTGGATGTTAGAACAGGGATTTACTGTTAGAGAGATAAGAGAATTATTAGTTTATATGCCAGAAAGTGGTAGGATTACAACAAGAGGTAGTATGAGTGATGTTATGGCATTTGAATATTTTGGTGTTCCACAAGGTACAAAGCCGAATATGTTTAGATTAATGGAATGGACAGCGAAAGTCATAGCGAGAGATCCAGCATTATCGAAAGAGTTTAAATCAAAGACAGAAAAACAACAGGAAACCATGTTAACAAGGCTTAACTATTCTTTTGCATTGGCTATAGAAAAGAATGGATTAAGAAGAAACTATTCAGTAGAGGAATTAGATCCAGCAAATCCTGATAAGATAGCTGTTACTTGGCGTAGCAAAACAGGAGCAACTAGAAGAATAGTTCCAAGACATAAGACAAATATTACACAGCATATGAAACTTAAACCAATGGCACATCAATTAGGAATATCAGAGATATTTAACTATTATACACAGCGTATGCACAGAGGTACAAGAAAGTTCAGTAGGTGATGATATGAGTACAATAGGAATTTATGATGCAATAGACGATTGTATAGACATGATTAAGACTAAATGGAATAATACCAGTGGTGGTGTAATTCCAAGAGTAGAGAGAATATGGGATGAGAAAACCATAGGGTTTGGGGATATGGAAATATCCAAAGGCATCATTTTGATTGAGGCTATGGATGAAGATGTCAAATATTTCAGTTTATATGGTGCAGATCATATGCACACAATAACCCTAACATTAGATGTGAGGTCATATCAAACTTTGGATAGACATGAGGTAATAATGAAGGAGTTGGCAAGAATTATAAAAGATCAGATAAGACGTTCAGGCTTTGTAGATTTAAGGATAGTGGGTACAGTTCCACTTTCAAGGCTATACAGAAATATGTTTAGGCATATGATCAGGGTAACTTACAGGAAGATGAACCCATGAGCATAATCTTTATAAGCAAAAACCTCAAATTAGTAGTGAGAAAGAATGGTTAGAACAGGTGCATCATCCTATATTCGATACGGTTGGGAAACAACCTTTGGAGCAAATCCGGGAGATTCTGCTTTAGATAAGGCATTTGGACTAAACGCACGATTAACAAATTGGAGTTTAACACATAACCCTAAAGATTTACCAACATTAGGACAAGTAGAAGTTAAAGATTATGCCTATGGACAGCAAACAGGTTCAATGGGCGTTGACTTTGTACTGTCAAATCCTTGGATTTTTGGTGCTATTTATGGCGAACCAGCAAGAACAGGATCATCACCATATGTATATAAATATGGAACAACAGCAGGAGTTCACGCAGGTGCGAAAGCAGTTAGAACATTTACTACAGAAGTAGGTTTTCAGGGTGAAACAGATACCCAAGTAAGAAGAGGACTTGGTTGTATTGCAAACTCATTAGGAATAAGTACAACTATTGACGGAACAGTTGATTGTACATTAGATATAGGTTATGGTAAAGAAGATTCAACAAGTGGAGCTGTCACTACAACTGGATTCGATACAACACCACCAGCAGACGATGTATCATTTCCATATACATTTGCACATGGTCAGTTAAAATGGGCTGGTGAAGGTGGTGCAGATACATCATCAGCTACAAGCATAGTAGCAGAATTACAAGATGCAAGTATATCATTTGCACAAAACCCAACATTACTTTATACTATAGGAAGTCATCAATCAGTATCTTCATTCAGAAGAGTGTTTGACATTACAGGAAACTTTAGAGCTTCATGGAAGAATGATGACAAACTTAACCAACTGTTTGACCAAATTAGAAAACCACTAACAAAATCAACAATATCATTATCATCAGCACCAGAGATAGAATTGGTATTTACCAATGATAATTATGGTGATACAGCAGATGCAACAACAAAAGACATAGTAATAAAACTACATGGTGTAAGACCAGACTCACATGGAGTAGAAGGAATACAGCCAGTAGAACCAGTATTTGAGAATATCGCATGGCGAACAAAGACCTGTGAGATATTAGCAACTAACTCTGTTGCTAGAACAACACCATTCTAGTAGAAAGACTTATATATCAACCCATTCTATACATTGTATGGCAATACAGACATTCAACATAACATATAAGGGCGTTGAAGCTCCTATAGAGTTTGAGGATGATATGGAATTTGGGAAGTTTGAAATAATCATTCAAAAATGTTCCAATTTTTCAGAAGGTACAAATCCTGTAGATAATGTTCAGGCGTACAGAAAGGAAATTATGCTTAATGCAATTAAGAAAGCTCCTTTCGAGATCAGTGAGAGTGGATTAAATGGTCTAGGCTACAAGACAGTAGGTCTTATAGCTGATAAAATTCTCGAAGCCTACCCTTTAGGGAACTACTTGAACAGAATGATGAAGCCCTTCGAGGATTCACTAAAGAAGATAAATTAATTTATATGGTATATTTGACCTGTGCATCCCAATTTGGTTGGGATAAAAAGCAGGTTGATAAGCAACCATTCAAATATCTTAAAAATGTATTATTAATGTTAAAGGATGAGAAGTTAAAATCCGTAGGCATAAGAAATGCACCTAAAGGAAAGCCAATAGGCGACCATGTTGACCTTAGTAAATTCCCAAAGTCCAGCCTACCCAAAATCAAGCCTAAAAAATCTAGGCGTGGTAGATAGGAATAATTATAAACTAAGACAACAAATCTAATATATAATGGCAGACGATGACGTTTCTGAAGTAGATAAAGTACTGGCTGGACAGGCACAAGAGATAACTGCTACGAAAGACCTTATCGGCACTATGAAATCAGCGAATAAACTACAGTCTAATTATACAAAGCAACTAGCTGACATCAATAAAATGTTAGGTATGAAAAGGAAATTTGGTATAGCCAAAGATCCTGAAATGATTGCAAATCTAAAATCAGTAGCAGCAGAATTAAAACAGTTAAAAAAGGATTTGGCAGCAGCACAGAAAAAAGACGTACAGAAAGCAATAAAGACGGCTGGTGGTCAAGCCACAGGACACCATTGGATGCAATCAATGAAAACAGGATTGTCTAATTTATTCGCACCACTATCAAAGGCGTTTAAACCACTTACAAGTGTAATGGGAAAAATAGGTGGTAGGGTTACAAGTTCACTAAAGAAGTCAGGCATGATGCCAATGTTGGGAATGGCAGGTGCAGGTATATTAGCAGGTGTTATGGGCAAGGTTGTAAGCTCGTCACCATTACTACAATCAATGATGAAGATGATGAATATGGCTATGACGTTGATATTCAGACCTATAGGTGACTTTATAGGATCTATAATGCGACCACTTATGATTAGTTTTATTAAGGATATTGCAGTTCCAATGTTCAAGCAATCTAAGGGCTTGATGAAA